CAGGCACCAACGAGGTCAGCCGCGCCTCGATGCGCTTCGTCATGATGTCCGCCTTGAGGGCGAACGCGCCGGAATAGCGGCCGGGCTTGACTTGGTCGACCAAGTCCTTCGGGAGCATGAGAACGCCCACCTGATCGGGCTCGCCCTTGTCGTTGAGCAGGATGCACTCGCAATCCTGCATTTCCCACTTGCGCCCGTTTTTCTCGCCCGAGCGCTTCTCGTTGACTTTGAGAATCTGAAGCAGACTATGCATGTTGGTTCCTCCGTGGGGGTGTCGCACCCCGTTTGCCGATCCCACACGCGGGATCGGTAGCCATGATCCCACAAAGGAGATTGCAATGCGATTGGAAACGCTAATTGATACAGCGACCGCCATAGCGGGGAGCCAGCACAAGCTCGCCGCCGCCATCGGTGCACAGCAGAGCCACGTCAGCGAGTGGAAAGCCGGCAAGCGCGCCTGCCCCGACACCCACGTCCTGCGCATGGCGCGCATTGCGGGGCTCAACCCGCTGCGCACGGCCTTGGAGGTCTACAAGGAACGACTGGGGGAACTGGCGAAGACCTTAGCCATTGGCGCCGTGGGGATCACGCTCGCTTGGCCGGCAAACGACGCTGCGGCCTATGCGGTGGCTCCCTCTGCTGAGCCCAATGTATAGAACGATCGAGCTCAGCGGGCCGCCGAAGGCGGTCCGCTGGAGCGAGGGGTTAGCCAGCCGGTGGAAGAGCGCGACGAATGACCGCACGCAACCACTCCAACCCGTGGGCGTCGATCTTGGCCCACAGGTCAGGCGGCAAGCGGATGCTGCGCTGTACGAGTCGCTGTTCTTCAGGCACTGGCGGTCGCCCACCCTTGTTCTTCGGCTGTTCCATGCGGCGCAGTATACGTGATTCGCAAACCTCTTGCGCGCTGTGCGTTTCCGTGATTCAATAACCGCACTCACCAAGGAGCCACCATGAATGCACAGACTGGCATTTCCCTCAATCTGACCATCGGCCAGCACGTTCGCCACCGCGACTACAAAGGCCGCCGTGTGACCGGCACCGTGAAGTGCCTTTCGATTGACACCGAAGGCTCGTTGCAAGCTGAAATCGTGCTGGATGCGCCCATCGTGATTGAGGCTGGCGAGGGTCGCCCGCTGGACATCTGGCGCCAGTGCGTGCCTGTGCATGAGTTGGCGCCGTTCGATGACCGCGACGAGGTGATCGCCGAGCTTCGCGGCGCCTTGCACGCGATGCTGGCCTACCACGACGACGTGGCGAAAGCCGCCGACCAGCGCCTGTTGGACGCGGGCTACGCAGCGCTGGCGAAGGCTGGCGCGTCGAAGTGAGGAAGCTGGCTAACGGTCAACTAGCGGGCTCAGTGGCCAGGAAAACAGTATCGCCCCACGGGGCCACCCAAGCGCTGCATAAGTCACGACCGACGCCCGACACGAAGTCATGTGCGAGGTCGATCAGGTCCGCTAGGGATTCCTCCGCGAAGTACAAACGCACCGCCCGGGGCACGACGCACTTAGACGCGCTCCACAGACGATGCCCCGACGCCGACACGCCCGCCTTTGTCTTGGTGAGGTACTTCGCTATGTAGCTCGCGATACGTGACGCCGTGCGCTCTTTGTGCCGCACATACGGAGAGCGAAAGACGTTACCCGCGTATTCCTTCGTGACCGAGCGCCAAATCGCGCGCAGCACGTTGTAAGAGTTTGCTTTGCCCCGAAGCGGTTCGCCGCTGGCCGGGTTCACCAGGCGCTGCGGAACCTTCCGCACAGCCGCATGCCAATGCCAAGCCCCCCGTTTCTGTTCCTCCCACCCGACCACAGCAACGAAATCCGGCCAGTAGCGACGCACCCGGCGCACGAACTCCTCCCAATGCGCCCACGCAAGGGCTAAATCGGTCTGTAGGCCGCGATACGTGCCGGTGAGGAGGTCATCACACCCCAGGGCCTTACAACGCCGCCTAATCTCGGTTTTGCGCCTACGTTGGGCCCGTTCAGCATCCCGCTCCGCTGCGTCCTTCAAGTCCTGCTTCGACTTGGGCTTGAGGGCCTTTTCGCGCCACCACTGAAGCACCGTCTCGGGTGCGTCGAGTTCGACCATGACCAGCGGCCGTTGCACAACGACCTCCCGATGCTCGCCTAGCTCCCGTCCTACAAGCTCCAGGCCCTCGCCCCGCTTGACCTCATAAACGATTCCGTCGATAACTCGGATCATGTGACCCCTCCGGTGGGTTGCATCACGGGCCCGGGCACTTCGCGAGAGTGCGCCGGGCTCATCTTTTGGCGGACCGTGTACCCCTGGTGTGGAGTTATGTCCTCTGGATAAATTTAGGCCGCGCCCTTGGCGCGGCCGCCGGGCGCGGGCGCCCGTGCGGCCGTAGCACATTGGCAGGGCCAAGATGCGGGCACAGGGAAAAGCAGCGCCTGCCCGCAAGGGCAGCGGAGCGAAAAACGGGACATCGCCGTGTGAGCGCCCTGCGGGGCCTGAATTGAGCGTCGGCTATCGCCGCTCGAATAGTGGCTAGGTGGCTTCGCCCCCTGCGACATAGTCGCTCACCCCCAATGCGGCTAACGAGAAGAAGGCAGCCGCACGCGCGGTGCCGGCGCCATCGTGTCCACGGGCCCCCCGGGGCGATCGATCGCAGGCCCAGGGCTCGCAGCGATCACGGCCGGCGCGGTGAATAGCGGGGCCTCCTCGGGCTTCGCGTGGGCTTTGACCTGTTGGGCCGTCGCCTCACCGATGGGCGCCTCGATGGGCCACATAGTCGCAAGCCGCTCCCACTTGCCAACGCCAAGACGCACGACGCCATCGCCCACCACGACCGCAACGCCGAGGTCGCGAAGTTGATTGAGCGTGAACCGCTCTTGAACGCGGGAATCCTTGACCCACTCAATTACGCCGTTGTGACCCTTACTGGTCTGCAACAGACCGGCGAGCCGCAGCTTGCCCTCGCCATCGAGCTTGACCAGCAAACGCTCCTGCAACGACGCCCCATCATCGACAGGAGCCACGACAAGGCCCGGAGACGGCCGCACAGGAGGCGCAGCGCGCGGAAGCGGGGCCACACCCCCAACCGCAGGCCCGGACGCTGCAGCGCCCGCTATTGCAGGCCGGGGCGGCGGATCGCCCAACGTGTTGAACCAATGGACAATGTACCACCCGCCAACGAGAGCCGCCACCAGCGACGCCGGCACACCGTACTTCAGCAATTTCGAACTGAAGACGGACGCTCGACCGTCCTTTGTCAACTGGGTACGCACGTCCTGATCGACGTGTGAGCGATAGGTGCCGAAGAACTTCGGGTCATACGTGTTATCGACAGCCGTGCCGACCACCGCGAACTCATCGGCCCCCACGTTGCGGTACGTCGTAACGCTGTACTTATTTTCGAAGCCGACCGCGTCCAGCTTCATGTAGCCATACTTGATATTGACCCGCCGACGCCACAGCACATGCACGTCGCGCAGATCCTGACCAGCGAGCACGTAGTCCTCCCCGCGGTGCCGATGCTCCGCCACGAACTGCGTAAAGGCGTCAGTCAGCTTGGCTTTGTTAGGCCAGAAATTCTGCGCCTCATCGATGAAGTGCAAAGCGTTGCGGCGAGCGTAGCGAGGCAGATCGCGCACCTGCTCGCGCGTCAGCGGAAAGAGAAGCTCCTTGATGCGTGCCAACGGAACGCCCGCCGCCTCCGCAAGCTTCACCTGACAGTCAGCATCCCCGATGCCTTCCAAGTAGCCAACGCACTCGCGACCATCACGAAGCGCCTTAGCAATGTGCATCTTGACCAGTTCGAACGACTTGCCCGAGCCGGGCAGGCCCTCAAGAAACGAAATCATCGCCATAGCGATGCCCTCCTCAGTACTGGAACAGCGTGACGATCTTTCTGATGAAGCGCACGCCGTACGCCGAGCCAATCATCGCCAGCCCTTCAGCGAAGCCGATGGATCCCAAGACGTACAGCGCCAGGGCAGGGAAGCCCGAGAACAGCGACTGCATGCCGCCCGCGAGCGACGTGGGCACAGCGATGGCGCCAAACATCGCAATGACCGCACCCGCGATGCCGTCGATGACCCAAATGACCGCATCCTTGAACAGACCAAAGAGCGCCTCCAAGAAATCCGCTGCAAGCGCAAGTAGCCAGTCCGTGAACTCTTGAAGCATGTCAATCCACCATGATGCGGAAGGCGAGCCAACCGAACCCCAGGAGCACGGCCGCACGGATGAATGGCAGCATGTCCTGCCACCACGACGCGCAGAACTGATCGACTGTCACGACCGCGTTGCCCATGAGCGAGGGCAGAGCCCAGGAGTAAGTCGGGCAGCTTGTGCCGAACGTGACGGTAAAAAAGCTGGACATGACCCCGCCCAACGGCGTGCCCTGCATCCCCGTTTTGAAATCGTCGAGCGCATCGCCGATGGTGCGTGTGCCATCGGTGCGCAGTGCCCCTATCGCCGCAGGAGAGCCACCACAACCCGCCGCCGATGGATTAGCCGTACACGGGTCCTCCTCAGCCGTACCCTCACCGCCAGTCTGACCGCCCGTGTGAGCCTGTGAACCAGGAGGGCCGTACGTCTGCGTGCCCTCACTGGTGGACGTGGGCGACGTGCCACCGGGGGGCGTCGTCTCGGACTTGGTTGTGATCGACCGAGACCCGTCCGGGTACGTGGTTGTCGTTGTCGTCGTCTTTGTGGTCGACCCGTCCGGGTTCGTGACCGTGCTCGACGTTTCGGTCGTGGTCGTGTCGGAGGTCGTGGGCGATGACGCTGCACCCGTTGACTGCGAGACACAGACCGGCTGGCCGTTCAACTCAACCGCCACCTGACCCGCCGCGCATGTGTCGGCCGGCAAGTCTGGCGTGCTCGTGACTTGCGTTGTCGTTGGCCCTGACGAACCCGCGCACGGCGAACCCGTGCGGTAGTAGGTGCCCTCCGCGTACCAATGCTTGACCCCACCCACCAACGCCGAGCCGGCTGGGCTCGAACCATCGAAGAACACTTCGCAGTCACCACTGCAGGCAATGAGCGCCGGTTTACCCGTGCTCGTGGTGCCAATGTCGAAATACCCCTGTGTCGCGACAGACTGACCCGTGCATGTCGCCGTCACACAAGCCGTAGCGCCCGCGTTAGGCTGAAAACCGATGTTGCAGGTGCAGGTAGTCGTACCCGTCGAATTGGTCGGACACCCACCGTAGGTCGTCGTCCCGTAAGCCGCGATGCTGTTGTTGTAGTTCGCGCCGGAAGGGCTCCAGTAATAAGTGAACGTCTGCGCAGTCGTGCTGCTACAACTGCCTGAGCAATACGCATAAGAGCATGTCGTGCTGAACGCGACCGCCTTAGAAACGCACCCAGCGTCTCCCGCAGCCTGAGCAGTTTGATAGCACGTACCGCCACTGGTGAACTTCCAGCACGTGCCTGTCGTGGAGCCACCACTAACCGTGCCCGACGCATGCGCAGGCGCAAACGCAAACAGCAACAGAGCGACCGCGAGGAGCCTACGCAACATGCGTGAACCCCTGCACGGCCGCCCACCCTGACAGGCCGCCGATGAAGAAAAAGACGACAAGCCAGAGCATGACGAGGTCAGCGACGCTTGATGAAGCTCATGACCTTGTCGGTGGCCCACAGCCCCACATTGGGGACCACTTTCAGGGCCGCCACGGCCGCCACGGCCGCGAGGATGGTCGTGTACGACACGGCCGCGATGATGTCGGTGAAAACCATTGCAAACTCTCCTCGGTGGCGTTGAAGGAACGGATCGCGCCTACCACCATCAGCGCGCGCCGCTTATCTCTTTGCGATGAAGCTCAGAACGACTTGGAAGCCCCACGCACCCACGTACGAGCCGACCACCAGCGCGAAGCCGAACATGAAGACCGTCGCGAGGTCAGCGGGCGCCGGAATCTGAAGCGCCATCGTTGTGGCGTACTCGCTCGCGTCGATCAGCACCAGGGACGAGCAGGGCGCCGACGCCGCCGGAGCGACCGCCACGACGAAGCCCGACCCGTCAACCGTGGCGCACTGAGCCATCTAGCGCGACCGATTCCAGACGTACCACGCGATGGAGGTCAGCACGACGCCAACGCACGCACCGAGCGCCATCCCTGCGTTGAACAGGGCGACCACAATCAGCACCCCGGCGCTATGAGCCGACCACCAAGCTCGCGCGCCAAGTCCTCATACTGCGCCGCACGCCGCCGCGCCTCGATGCGCTCACACTTGAGCCACGTGCCATCCGTCGCGCGCCACTTCCGCGCCGCATCCGCCTGCCTCGCAACAACAGACTCCAGCACCTGCGCGAGTGCCGACTTGGGGAATGAAGCGCGCCTCACGACGGACGACCCGTGGGCACAGGCACCAACGAGGTCAGCCGCGCCTCGATGCGCTTCGTCATGATGTCCGCCTTGAGGGCGAACGCGCCGGAATAGCGGCCGGGCTTGACTTGGTCGACCAAGTCCTTCGGGAGCATGAG